ACATCGAAGACCGCATGCGCGACATCCCGAGCTATCACGCAGAGCTTCGTAACCTCAACTACAACTGGGGCAAGCTGTGGCTGCCGCATGACGCTCGGGCCAAGACGCTCACGAGTGCGAGTAACCCATTGGGCGCATCAGCCGAGGAACAGTTCACAAAGCTTGGGTGGGAAGTAGAGATCGTCGACAACGTGGACCGCGAGCAGGGCATCAGAAAGACTCGCGAGGTGTTCCCGCGCATGTACATCGACAAGACGAATGCCAGCGAGCTACTGAGCCGCCTCGGTCGCTATCGCCGCCGCGTCAATGCCGATGGCCAGGCCGGGGATCCGCTGCATACTGACGACAGCAACGGGGCGGATGGCACGCGCTACCTTGCGCTCGTCGCCGACCAGCTCACCAATGACACAGGACCCGCGGTGGTCCCTTATCGCAACTTCAGGCGGGCGATGTGACACGATCATTCCGCCGCCCGGCGACTTCATGCACTGTTTATGGCATACCCCTCCGAGCCAGTAGAACGGAACGTTTCAAATGACCGATGACACTGACAAGGAACCGGGCGAACTCTCCAAGAAAGAGCTGCTGATCCGCATCCGCAACCGCTCGCGCCTCATGATCGAAGGCGATGACCAGAACCGGCAGGACGCCAAGGACGACATCCGCTTCGTGTCCATCCCCGGTGAGCAGTGGGACCAGAAGGTCAAGACCGCCCGCGGCTCCCGTCCCTGCTACGAGTTCGACAAGCTCTCGATCAAGTCCCAACGCGTCATCAATGAGATGCGCGCCAACCGTCCGGCCGGTAAGGTTCGGGCGGCTGAGGACGGGGACAAAAAGACCGCAGACGTCCGTGAAGGCCTGTGCCGCAACATCGCCAACGTCAGCGATCTCGACACCATCTGTGACTACGCAGGCGTGTACCAGGTCGAAGGTGGCATGGGCGCCTGGCGTGTGGTCACCGAATACGTCAAGGGCTCCCGTCGCAAGCAGCGCATCCGGGCCAAGCCCATCCCCAACCCGTTCTGCCTGTACTGGGATCCAAGCTCGACTGACCCGCTCAAGCGTGATGCACAGGACTGGTGCCTAATCGACACGATGTCCAAGTCCGCCTTCAACGCGAAGTACGGCAAGAAGGTGAAGAAGATCAGCTTTGATGCGAGTGAGTGCGAGGAAGATCCGGACTGGGACAATCAGGAGAACATTCGCGTCTGCGAGTACTGGTACAAGGAGACGAAGCAGAAGGAAGTCTGGGTGCTCGCCGATGGCCGGGAAATCGACAGCACCGCAAAAGGTGCCGAATCGATTGATCCATCCTTGATCCAATCCAAGGAAAGCGTCGACTACGACTGCATCATGATGTGCATCGCTTCGGGGGACGCGATCCTCGAAGGCCCAGTGAAGCAGGCTGGCTCACAGCATCGCTTCATTGTGGTGCACGGTGCTTGGAAGATCGTGGACGGCAAGCCCAAATGGTGGGGGCTCGTGCGCAAGGCCAAGGATGCGCAGCGCCGCTACAACGTCACGCAGACTGCCATCACCGAGACGATCGCGAGTGCCCCCAACACGCAGTACTGGGCCACCGCCAAGCAGGCGGCCGGCAACACGGACAGCTGGGATCGGGCACTCACGGAAAACCTGCCGTACCTGCTCTACAACACCGACCCTCAGGCAGGCGGCCCTCCGCAGCGCATGCCCGGGCCTCAGGTGCCTGCAGCCCTCATGGCCGAGAGCCAGATCGCCGACCAGGAGCTGAAGGACGTGACGGGCGTCTACGACGCGGCTTTGGGTGAGCGCAGCAACGAGAAGTCGGGCGTTGCCATCTCGAGGCGCGAGCAGCAGACCCAGCTCGTGAACTTCAATTTCCCGGACAACATGGCGAAGGGCGTGCAACGCACGTGGGAGATCTTCAACGACCTAATCCCCGAGATCATCGACACCGAGCAGATGGTGCGTGTGCTGGGCGTGGATGGGGCTGAGGACTACATCAAGGTCAACACGGTGGGCATCGATCCGCAGACGGGTCAGCCGATCATGGTCAATGATCTCACCACGGGCGAATACGACATCACGGTCACGGTCGGTCCGAGCTTTGCCACCCAGCGTCAGGAAGCGAGCGAGACCTACACCCAGCTAATCCAGGCGTTCCCACCGCTCATGCAGGTGGCGCCCGATCTCATCATGAAGGCGATGGACTCGCCCTACTCGGAAGAGATCGCCGAGCGCATGCGCATGCTCCTGCCGCCTCAGATCCAGGAGACGCTCAACAAGGACAAGAAGCTGCCCCCTGAAGTCATGCAGGCCATGCAACAGGTCAAGCAGATGCAGGACATGGTCACGCAGCAGGGCCAGATGGTGCAGGCGGCTGCGGCTGAGGCCGAGAAGGGCAAGGTCGAGGCGCAGAAGATGATCAGCGACCTCAACGTCAAGCGTGCCCAGTTCGATGCGGACGTGGCTAAAGCACTCGCCAATATCACCATGCAGGAGGCCAACTTCGCCCTGAAGCAGGCCCAGGCAGCGGCTGGGGAAAGTCAGGATGCGGTCGCCCAGGCGCAAGAATCTCTCTCGAGCGAAGTGCAGGCATCCGTCATGGAGTTGCAGCAGAAGTCCGCAGAACTCGCTCAGCAGATGATTCAGGCGTTTGCACAGATTCAGGCGGGCTCGCAGCCTCAGGTCATCATGCAACCGCAGGCCTTGCGGCCGCGCATCAAGCAAATCCAGCGCGGACCGAATGGAACGCTCATTCCGCAGTACGAAGATGCACCAACTGATTCTTCCAATGCCCCGATGCCTGCAATGAACGGTTCAATGACTCAACAGTGAACCAATCACCTTGACCGGAACATTAGCGAAGCCTACTGTCGCACCACCGTAACAACGGGCCAAAATATCGCCTATGGGCGCAGAATCTGCCGATGTCGCTGCAACAATTGCGGAAACCCCTCCAGTAGCGGATGCGAACGAGCCGGAAGTCCAGCAAGGTGCGGAATCAGCCCCCGCCGTCACCAATGCCGACGAAGAGACCACCAAGGTCCTGGACCCTGTCCAGAAGCGCATTGATGAGCTGACTCGCAAGAGGTACGAGGCCCAGCGGGATGCCGAATACTGGCGTGAACAGGCGCAGCGCGCCCAACGTCAGGAACAGGCCCCTGCCAAACCTCCGGAAGCTCAAGCAGCAGGCAAGAAACTCGCCGACTTCGGCTACGACGAAGCGCAGTACCAGGACTATCTGTTCGAGCAAGCCCGAACCCACGCGGTGAAAGCCGCACGGGAAGAGCTGACTCGAGAGCAACAGACGACCCAGGCGCAGCGCCGTGCATCAGAATTCGCTGAGTTCGAAGCCGAGTTTGCCAAGGATGTGCCAGATTACTTCGAGGTCACACGCGGAAAGCTGCGTGTCACCAACGAAGTGGCCGATGTCATCCTGTCTAGTGGCAAACAAGGCCCAGCCCTTGCCAACTATCTGGGACTCAATCCCGGGATAGCGTCGAAGATCAACCAGCTTCCGCTGCCACAAGCAGCGATGGAGCTCGGAAGGATCAGCGCCAAGCTGTCTGAGAAGCCCAAGCCCCTTGCGATCAGCGGAGCGCCGCCGCCGGCCCCCCGCCTTGAAAATGCTGGTAATCCCGTGGTATCCGCAAGACCGGATACTGCCGAGAGTGACAAGCTGTCAGATGCGGAGTGGACTGCGCGGAGGAACAAGCAAGTCGCCAAGCAGCGAGGCAAGTAGTCCGTGGCAAACAATCTTCTCACCAACCTCATCATCACACGTGAGGCAGCCCGTATCCTGCATCAGCAGGGCACGTTCATCTCCGGTGTCAACCGCGAATATCGCGACGAGTTCGCAAAGTCCGGCGCGAAAGCCGGCGACACCATCAACATGCGTTTGCCGGCCAAGTACACGGTGCGCAAAACCGCAACATTCGCCGGCCAGGATCATTTCGAGCGCTCGACTCCGCTGGCCGTTCTGTCTCAGTACGGCGTGGACATCTCGTTCACGACGAAGGACCGCACGCTCTCCCTCGATGACTACAGCAAGCGCGTCCTTCAGCCGGCGATGAAGCAGCTTGCCGCGAGTATCGAATACGATGCGCTGGCCGTGGCGTACAAGTCCGTCAACAACGGCGTCAACGCCACCACGAATACGGTAATGACCTACCGTTACTTCCAAAAGATGGGCCAGCGCCTGCAGGAAGAGTTGGCTCCGGTGGGCGATCGAACGACGATCATGAACCCAGCCAGCACGGTGGAGTTCCTGGATGCAACCAAGGGTCTGTTCGCGGCTCAGTCGAACCTCAATGAGCAGTTCCGTGAAGGAATCATGGGCCGCACGGGTGGCTCGGATGTCGGTGAGAACACGCTGCTTCCGCCGCACACCACAGGCACGATGGCGGGCTCTCCGCTCACCTTCGGCGCAACGCTGGGTCTTTCGACGACCGCCAACTCGTGGGTCTCAACGACCGCTCTGTCTGTGACAGGCGCCACTGGCACCGGTACGCTAAAGGCCGGCGACATCATCACGCTCTCTGGCGTCTATGCCACGCACGCTGAATCAAAGGCCAATTACGGCCGCCTGCAGCAGTTCGTTGTGCAGGCCGATGTCACGATGACGACGGCGACCAGCACCTACACGGTGACGGTGAAGCCGGCTCTCATCTGGGGCTCGGGCAACGCGTTCCAGAACGTCACGCTCTCGGGTGTCTCGGATACAAGCGGTCTGACAATCGTGCGCCTGGGAGCCTCGGCGACACCGTTCGCGCAGGACATGCAGTTCCACAAGGATGCCTTCGCGTTCGCCTCGGTGGATCTCGAGGACGTGTCGGAATATGGCGCAAAGTGCGTCCGCGCGGTCTCGGACAACATCTCCATGCGCTTCATCCAGCAGTACAGCGGAACGGCCGATACGGTCATCGGACGACTGGATGTACTGTGGGGTTTTGCGCCGCTTCTGCCAGAGCTTGCGACTCGGCATCTGACGACTCTCTCGCTTCTCAACACCTAACCTATCGGCCGGGACTACAACCGGCCCTTTCTTCTCGAGGTGCCATGGCTTTCAAGCACAAGCAGTCGGGTCCGCCCCTGCACGCCTACATCTGCACGCCAGCCTACAACGGACAAGTGGACGATGCGTTCGCGCAGTCCCTGGCAGAGACAGCTTTCTGCTGCCCGATGTACAACATCATGGTCACGGCAGGGCTGATCGGAAACGTCGGATTCATCGAGCTCGCCAGGAATATCTTCGTGAAGAAGTTTCTGGAAGAGCACACCGACTGCACACACCTGTTCTTCATCGATGGCGACATTCAATTCGAGTCGCGTGCGTTCGTTGGGCTCATGCGATCGGGCTTGCCGATCTGCGCCGGCATCTATCGTCGCCGTCAGGCGCACGAGGACTATCCGTTCAAGCCTGCGGAGAATCCTGACGGAGGTGGCCTGTGGTTTGTGAACGACTGGCTGCAATGCGAGCGTGTTCCAACAGGTTTTCTGTGCATCTCGCGCAAGGTACTCGAAGATATGTCAGCAGATGCCCCCGTCATGGAAGTGGCGGATCAGCCGGGTGGTGTGCCCTGGATCTTCGATCTCAAGAAAGAAGCGGTCGAGCCAGGAACGACGAAGGGGCGCACCATCGTGAATACGTATGGGGAGTCACGCAGGCTTCGCGCAGAAGGCAAGGAGGTGGCAGGAGGCTTCCGCCTCATCGGGGAGGACTACACGTTCTGTGACGCCTACGTGAAGCGTTACGGCTCACCGGTTCCCGTGTGGTCTAACTTCGACTTCAAACACCACGGCTTCAAGGGCAACTTCTGGGAGTACCTGAACCGTCTCAAGGATGCAGGGGAGGTCGTGACGCACGATGGTGGCGTTGTGACGCGTGGTGATGGCAACACGAGTAGTGCAGCATGAGTGCCGTCATGAAAGACAATGCCGAGGTCGTGATCGGTGCCGACGGCAAGCAGGTCGACCTTGCGAACTATCGCGAGCTTCTTATCGGCTGCGGCAATCGCGCCGAGAAGCAGATCAAGTTTCAGTTTGTCCCGCAGCAGTTCCAGAATCTGACGCGCCTGGACATCGACCCCAACTGCAAGCCCGATGTGCTGCACGACCTGAACGACTTACCGCTGCCGTTCGAAGACAACACGTTCAACGAGATCCACGCGGTGGACATCCTGGAGCACACGGGACAGCAGGGCGACTGGCGCTTCTTCTTTGCGCAGTTCACCGAGTTCTGGCGCATTCTGAAGCCGGGCGGATACCTCGTTGGCGCCTGTCCGAAGTGGGATTCGCCGTGGGCATGGGCCGACCCTGGCCATACGCGCGTGCTTTGCCCGCATACGCTGATCTTTCTCGATCAGGATGGTTATAACCAGGTCGGAAGCACCCCAATGACCGACTACAGACACGTTTACAAGGGGAATTTCCGCACTGCCGTGACGACGGAAGACGTGCCGAATGGACCCGGCAGCAGTGAAGACAAATGGGGCTTCGTGCTGGTAGCAATTAAATAAAGACGATTTTCGGGGTTGAGGTCGTACACATACCCAACCAATTCGAGGTGATGAGTCATGGCAGAAGTAGCTGTAAAAGATGAAGTCCGGGCGGACAAGGAAGCGAAGGACAAGACCGCAGAAGATGCGCGAGCCGCGCAGAAAGCTGCGGCTGCCGACGCCAAACGCGAGGCCGACGAGCGCGCCAATACAAAGTCTCACCTGAATGAGATTTTGCTGCTGAGAGGGCTTGCACGAGCAACCTCGCCGCACGGTGCAGAGAACCTTGCGGGAGCCCTCGATGGCCTCGCCAATGCAATTGCATCGGGTCGCAAGCTGAACGAAAACGCGCTGGTGGAAGTCGCGCTGGCCCTGAAGAATCCCAACGGGGATTGGGCGGCAATGGTCAGGAGTATCGAGTCCGTCGTGCGCCCGACGCTCGTATCGGATAGGTCGGTGACCGGCATCCTTGCGGCGGTGGAGCGGCGTGAGATCACTGTAGATCAGGGACAGCAGCTGCTGAACGAGGGACAGAAGCCTGCACCACCGAAGACCGATCAATCCTCTTCACCACTTCCTGCGACCCCGCATACCACGGCGGAGACGGATGCGGAGTATCGCAAGTGGCTGGCAAGCCAGCCGAAGAAGACGAGCGAGTGAGTCTTGCGGCCATGCAGAGCCAATTCATGGACTACCCGATGGAGGTGTCCCTGGAGACTCTGACACTCTGCAATGCCCGCTGTACGTTCTGCCCGTATCCGACGCTCGATCGGCTGGGCACACGCATGAGTGACGAGCTGCTCACGCGCTTGGTGGATGAGTTCATCGGCTGGAAACGGCCGATGTACTTCTCCCCGTTCAAGGTCAATGAACCGCTCCTCGACAAGCGCACTTTGCCCCTGTGTGAGCGCATCAATCGAGAAGCACCTGAGATCGTGCTGCGCCTGTTCACCAATGGGGCCGCGTTGACGCCCAAGCACATCGACCAGATCGCAAGCCTTAAGCAGGTGGCGCACCTGTGGGTCTCGCTCAACTCCCATATTCCCGAGGAGTACGAGCGCGTCATGGGATTGAACTTCGAGCAGACCGCCCGTCGCCTGGATGACCTTCACTCCAGAGATTTCCCGCATCAGGTCGTGCTCTCAACCGTGGGCTATCCGAATGAGGATTTTCGCTTCTACTGCTTCAATCGATGGCCCAAGTTCGAATCCGTCGCCATCAAGCGCGATTCTTGGCTTGGGTATGTGGATGCGCAGAACACGACCGTTCCCGATACGCCGTGCTCGAGGTGGTTTGAGCTGTCGGTGATGTCCACCGGCAAGGTCGCCATGTGCTGCATGCATGACGGGGTGGATGAGCGATACAACATCGGGGATGTGAACACCCAGACCTTAAGCGAGGTCTACAACGCGCCTCGTTGGCGTGACAGGCGTGAGAAAATGCTCTCACGCAAGCTGCTCGATGACACTTCCCCTTGCGCAAGGTGCAGTTACTGATGTCCATCACCAATGCCGACCTGATTGCCGATGCCTTGCGAGAACTCAACGTCATCAGCGAGATTCAAACGCCTTCCGCTGAGCAGTACGCGCACGCGCTTCGAAAGCTCAACCAGATGATGGCGAAGTGGCTGGAGGATGGGATCGACCAAGGCTTCTACCCGCAAACCTCTCCGTCCGATGACTGCCCGATCATGGATTACGCAGAACTCGGCGTAACGCTCGGCCTTGCCATCGCCATTGCGAGCAACTATGGCGCGACGGTGAGTCCGGAGCTCGGGATTCAGGCCGAGAGCGCCTATGCGACGATCCTGCGCACCGCGATGAATGCGGCGCTTCCGGTCAATAACATGGTCACGCGACCCAACGGGGAAGCAGATGGCTACTTCCGCGACATCACGACGCTGTAATGCAGTTGCAACTCCCAATTCATAGCTATGCACTGCGCTCGACGCCCTCGAGTACGGCAAGGCTCGTCAACTGCTACGCCGAGCAGTTGCCCCCGGATGCCAAGACGCCCGTCATCCTGACGCGCTCGCCCGGGATCACGAGTTGGACGACGGTCGGCACAGGGCCTATCGGGGGAATGTTCTCAGCGCTCGGCTATCTCTTTGTCGTCTCCGGGTCCGAGCTCTACAAGGTCGATAGTGCAAAGACCGCAACGCTCCTCGGCAACATCGGCGCGCCCGGCAACATCGACATGGACGCGAACACGACGTCCCTCGTCGTGGTGAATGAGCCGGATGCGTACTACTACGATGGCACGACGTTCGGGCAGATCACCGATCCCGACTTTGTGGCGCTCGGCGCCAATAGCATCGAGTTTCTCGATAACTTCCTGCTCTTCACCGAGCCCGATTCGGATGTGTTCTTTGGCAGTGACCTGGGATCTGCCACCTCCTTTGATGCACTCAACTTCGCAAGCGCAGAAGGGGCGCCCGATAACCTCGTCGGTAACAAGGTCGACCATCGTCAGGCGATTCTCCTGGGGCTCAAGAGCATCGAGGTGTGGGAGAACATCGGCCAGGCGGGGTTTCCGTTCGCCCGCGCAGCCAATGGCTTCATCGAGATCGGCTGCTTCAATGGGCTCACCGCCGCAAAGCTCGACCAGTCGATCTACTGGGTGGCCAATGACTACACCGTGCGACGCCTGGAAGGCACGACCGCGGTACGGGTCTCAACCCATGCCATCGAGCAGTGGCTGACGACCGTGACGATGGGATCGGGGCGAGCCTACGACTACACCCAGGACGGGCACCTCTTCTACGTGCTCACGTTCCCCGAAGGCACCTACGTCTACGACGCCACCACCCGTGAGTGGGCAGAGCGCCAGACCTACGGCCTTTCATACTGGAAGGCCGGGCACCATGCGCAGGCGTTTGGTCTCGAGCTCGTGGGGGACATCACAAGCAACAAGATCGGCTATCTCAACGCCCACGAATACACCGAATGGGGCGCGATCCAGCGCATGGAGTGGACCTATCAGGCGGTGGCTCCCGAAAGCAAAGGCCGCGTCTTCCACGACCGGATCGACCTCGTCTGCGATGTGGGCGTGGGCCTTACGAGCGGCCAGGGCTCAGACCCTCAGGTCATGCTCGACTACTCCGATGATGGCGGCATCACGTGGCTCTCCATGCCCAACCGAAGCCTGGGTCCCTTGGGTCAATACAACGTGCAGGTGAGTTGGGAGCGGGCAGGCAGTTCCCTCAAGCCGCGCGTGTTTCGAAAAGCGGTAAGTGATCCTGTGAAAGTGGTGGTGCGAGACACCCAGTGGACGGGACGTGGCGGGAGGATCGGATGAAACCGAACCGCACCTTCAACTCGATCCCTTCCAATAACCGCGAGTGGACGCGCTACCTCTCCGGGCTTTTCTTCGCAAACGAGTGGACGACCGCGCTCCTGGGCTGCTCGACCGAACCCACCGGGGTCGCTCGTTACACCGTGAGCGCGGGGATCGTGTGCCTACGGATCCCGGACCTATCGGCTGTGTCCAACGATGTGCTGTGCTTCTTGAGCGACATCCCGCCCGCCATCGTGCCCGAGCGCGACCAGTACTGCATGGCGCGGATCATCAACAATGGCGTCACGGCGGTGGGCATCGTGCAGATTGGCACGGACACCGGCATCACGCTCTACAAGGACCTGGACCTTGCCGCCTTCGCCGCCGCAGGTACCAAGGGCATCAAGGCGACCAACCTCGTGTACGCGCTCGACTGATGGACATCCAGAGCGTCAATTACACGGTCGCGGATGGCTCCTTCAAGGAGAAGGTCGGCGCGCTCGTGGATCGGATGCGACCGGTAGAAGAGAAAGATTGGTGTCCGCTGAAACACTACTTCGCCCCAGGGTTGTACCTGAGACAGATCTTCATGCCCGCGGGAGCAGTCGTCGTGGGACGGGTCCACAAGACCGAGCACTTCAACATTCTCGTCAGTGGCTCTTGTGCCATCGTGCATGATGACTTCACCCGCGAGGTGCTGAAGGCCCCGATGGTGTTCGTCTCCAAGCCTGGAGTCCAAAAAGTGTTGCTGATCCTCGAAGACATGGTGTGGATGACGACCCATCCCACAGAAGAAACAGACCTTGAGAAGATCGAGCAATCTCTCGTTGGACCCGCATTGGAGCACAAGCCATGACGTATGCCCTGATTGTTGCCGGCGGTGCCGCCGTCATTGGCGCAGGAGTGAGCTACGCAGGCTCCCAGAAAGCGGCGAAGACGGCCGCCCAAGGCAGTGACGCGGCCATCGCTGAATCGCAGCGCCAGTTTGACACTGTGCGTGGCGACAACCTCGGCCGCATCAACATCGGAAACCAGGCGCTGAATGCGCTCGGCGGCATGTACGGCTACTCGCCGACACAAGGATCGGCCGGTCAGGTTCCGAGCTCCTACGGCGCCACGCCCTACACGCCCCAGCAGATGGCGCCCGGGGGCTTCGGCAACACGGGCACGAGCGCCGCCCTCAATCCCTACACGGTGACTTCCAAGCTCGGAAGCGCCGGAAAATGGCTTGATCCCGCCGGGGGCCTACTCGGCAACCTCTTTGGTGGCGGTCACGGGGACGAGAATCGAAACCTGAAAGCCTTTGGCGCCGAGTCGGGCGTCCAGCAGCTGCCGAACGGCATGCTGATGCTGCCCGATGGCTCGACGTTCTCGGAAAGCCAGCTGAAGGACGTGGCCGGCACCTGGTACGGCGCCATGCACGCCCCGGACGGCAACCAGCAGGACTGGCAGAGCCGCTACAACACGCTCCTGGGGGGTCTGCAGAAGACGCCCGTCGGGGGCAGTGCTGGAAGTTCCGGAAGTTCCGGATCTGCGGCCCCCGGAGCGAACCCCCTCACGAGCCCCGACTACAGCAACTTCTTCAAGTCCCCGGACTACACCTTTCGCCAGCAGCAGGGCATGCAGGGGATCGGCAACTCATTCTCAGCCAGCGGCGGGGCTAAATCAGGCAATGCTCTGAAGGCTCTTGCTGATTTCAACAGCAACCTCGCCGCTGGCGAGTTTGGCAACTACTTCAATCGTCAGGCGTCCCTCGCCGGCATCGGCCAAACCTCCTCCAATGCCTCCGCACAGGCGGGG